GTTGGAGGTTTCCACACGCACGCTGACGCCGGGGTGTCCGCGTCTGCATCAATCTCCAGCGGTGCACCCGTGTAAACCTGCAGGTTGGCACCGACACCGGTCAGCGACTTGTACGGGTAGACCAATCGCGTTTCCTTGATTGGCGCTACCTCTTCCTGTACATCGGTAGTTGTGTTATCGCTCATGGGAGTTATCAGAAGAAGAACATGGAAATGCTGAGTAGCGGGTTACCCGATACTACCAGCTGGATCGTGTCATTCTGAGCAAACATCGTAATGTCATGGTGACGACGGCCGTAACCAGCGCCACCGTCCTTGTGGTTCGAGCTCACGTTTTGACCGTTCAGGTACAGGTTCGAGGTACGCGACTGATCGTCAATAAACCAGCAATGGAAGAACCCGCGCCCCTGACTTGTATTGGGTAGGCCGCCCGCAGACGACGAGGCATTCCATGTGATCGTTCCACCCTGGTTGAACTGTGCAAAGGCCTTTGTCATACCGCCGGTAGCGCCGGCCTTGCCGTTCATCGAGAACGGGAACCAGTTCGACCAACCACCCTGACCATTCGACACCGTGACATTCCACTCGCGCCAGTACGGAGGATACCCGCCAACGCCATTCGCGTCGCCACCACCACCGCCAGAAGGATAGAAGATCTGCGTGAGGTTGGTCGCGTTGCCACCTTGTGTTGCTGCCAGCGGATTCTCCGCGTGCATCCAGACATGACCGTCAATCGCAACCGGCAGATTCGCTGGACGCCCGACGCCGCTAAAAACCGTGTACAAACCCGACGCCCAATTGACGGCATTCAGATTGTCACCACCCGTCAACAGACGACCTGTATTTGCCGACGGCGACTGCAGCAATCCATAGGTCTGAATCACTCCGGGGCTGGGCATGTACAAACCAGTGCCGCCGTACACCAGCCCAGGCGTGCCGACCGACCCCAATGCCGGAGGCGGCGGCGGATCCACGATCTGACTGTAGTAGATCGAACCACCGGTCTGATCGTCGCGGAAGATCTTGATTGCGGTACCGACACCCGGAATCGACGGCAGCGGCGTGTTGTTGTAGGTACCGTCGTTGGACGTATTCAGGTTGAAGCGATAGTTCGCACCCGACACCACGACTGACGATACGGAACGGAAATAGCCATCCGCCGTCTCGACCACGAAACGACGATTGGTGTTGCCGAGGTCCGCAGCATGACAACGGTTGGCCGCGACCTCAACCCACGATGTAGACGCGTTCGCAATCGGGAAGGTTGAGCCGCCGTTGGCTGCCGAGCCTGCGTATTGATGGTAGGTGGTGCCGACCGTCCAGTGCGAATCGTCCGTATTCTGCAGCAACGTCGAATCGGCCAGCTCCGACTTCTCGCGCACCATGATGAGCGGGATGTCCGGGTTGGCAGCCACACCTGCCGGGTACACATCCGACCATTGATCGACAATCCACACTGCCGGCGGGATGCCCGAGGCGGTATCGATCTGGAACACAGCCACCGACTGCTGCAGCTTCAATAGACAGTGGAAGCTATAGGTCGAAACGATGTTGGTGCCCAAGGCCGAGTACTTCGTCTGCGGCGTATCGAACACGGCTTTGGCGAACATAACTGCGCCATCCAGCTCGAGTGCAACCTCGCCGAAGTCGAACGGACCTGCGTCCGGTGGGATCTGGCACAGGATGTCGATAGTGTTGTCGCCGACATAAGAATAAGACGTCGGCACGCCCTGATACAACAGCGTGCCGTTGAGGCCGGTATCCTCACGTGTGGGATCGTAGCCGTATGCGTCGCCAACCTGGAAGCCCGTAATGTGAATGTACGGCCCGGTCGGCGTCGCCACCGATGCGGCGGCCAAACCTGCATCGGTGATAACAAACAAGGGTGTTGCGGCCATTGCAAGGCTCCGTTATTAGAACAGACGCGGCGTGATTACGTTCATCGGCTGTTGCTGTTGACCGCGCACCAGCCCGGTGAAGTAATTGCGCAACCCGTATGAGACGTTGGTCAGTAGCGGGAAGGTCGCCTGGTTGGTTTTGCCCGTAGACACAACCAGCGCCTCCGTGTCGCTCCACATCAAATTAAGCAGACCGGAACCGCCTGACGAATTCTGCGCCGTCGGAGACAGGGTGCCTAGCGACTGATTGTTGCCGGCGAAGTCCGCGTAGAACTTGATGAAGTTGTTACGGGCGGTCAGCTGTGCAGGTGTCGCGGCCGTGCTGTTAATCAACGTGGCATTGACCTGGAACTGGCACGCGAACTGGGTCAGGGTCGAAACACGCGCACGCGCCAGCACGCCGACTACACCCCAGAACGCTGCAGTGTCGGTGATGTTGAAGATCGAACCGTACAGATCACAGCTACCGCCACCACCGTTCGGGAAGCGCACGAAGTCGGCGAACGTCGAGTACAGGCTGATACTCGGTGTCACAGGCGCTGCCGGCAGCTGCACAGACACGCCAGTCAGTTGCATGTTGCCGCCGAACACGTTGAAGCCGGCGATCTTCCATTGCGCGTTGACCTGGCCGATTGCAGGGGTGATGGTCGGACGCACCAGATCACTCATGACCGCGGGATCAGCACCCGCGGTACCAACAGCCGCGCTGTTGAAGTCGCCGTATTGAGCATCGCCGTAGAACGCAATGTTCAGCGAACCACCGTAGATATTGACGTCGGTGGTCAACGTGAAGGCCTGACCCGACTGCAATGCCAGCACAGCCGTGCTCTTGTAACGCGCGTTGGGATTCTTACCAACCAGGTTTGCCAGCGCACCATCAAGCGTCTTCCACGGCGCGGCCTTGGTGCCCGCTGCGGTGTCATCGCCGGCGCTGTTGACGTAGTACACTGCCAGGTCGAGTTGATCGCCGAGGTACAGACCGTCAGCCAAATCCTGCAGGACATTGCCCGCACGTGCGGACATCGGCACCAGCGCGGGGTTCAGAACATCGGAGCCCGGCACCATCGGCCGGTGCGCCTTCTGGGATGCGTCGTAGACGTCGGGGTTTTGATTTGTCGTTGCCATTTAATCACCAATAGGGATAGAAACCACCGCCCGGAAACTGCTTGAAGCCTTTCGGATTCACCAGCAGGTTGCCGCGCAGGTTGCCGATCATTTGCGACGGCGTCTGACCTTGTTTGGCCACACGCGGCACCGGCACAATCGAGAAGGTCGGAATCCGCGCCTGCGACCGCGACGACCCGGGCACCTTCGTCCAGGTGATCGGTCCGAGGATCAACGAGAAGCCTGCCGGCGTCGGGTTGTTCGGATCAATCGTAGACGGCCCGCCGGTCAACGTGGTCGGCAACGTCGGTGCTTCCGTGATCTGTTGATCGTTCGTGGTGTACACCGGAATCTTGTCACCGTCTGCATCCTGAATCCACGCCGACGGTGACGCCAGGATATACGCCTGCGTGTAGTCGGTGGCGTTCGGTGCCGTCGTCAATGCGTTGGACGGAAACATCGGCGCCACGTCAACCGTCGGAGGTGGATCGGCACCCAACCGGAATTGATTCGAGATCGGGAACGCTGAGTCAGCCCACAAGCCAATCGCCACCACCTCGGCGTCGGTGCGGACGCGTGACTCGTCATCCGTAATCCACATGTCGTAGCTGATGTCCACGGCGTGCAACACCAGGTTGTAGTTGGCGATCTCGTAGAAGAACGACACCAACGTCTTGATGTCCAACGAGGACAGGCCTCCCTTCGCCACGATGTTGACGTGTGTAGTCGGGTACCAGTTGCCGCCTTCCCAGATCGGCGTGCCAATCGACGGATCGTTTTCCGGGACGAACGACACATAGTCCTGCGTCCACAGCTTGGTGACCGTCAGCGTGGACGACAGACAGAAGTTGATGAAGTCGATGAACGCCTGGGTGCCCTTCTCAAACCAGTACTGACCAACGAAGCGTGCCACGGTATGGTACGCATCATTCGACAGCACGCCGGCGTTCTGCAGCTTCATGCCCAACAGGTTAACCTGCTTGACCAGGATTTCGCGCTCCGGTTGCGACCAGCGGTCGAACGCAACCATGGTGTGTTCGGCGACCTCGGTGTTCTCGAGATCCGGGTTCGTCACCCACATGTTGCGAATCTCGGACAGGATCTGCGTCTTGTCGTCGACCGTCGGGCCGTACACCGCGTCCAGGCTGTTGGTGTAATCGATCCAATACTGATCGAACAGCAGGTACGGCGGCAGCAGGATGTTGCGTGGTGTGCGATAGCCCAGCCGCCGATTGACCTTGGGGTCGCCTGACGGTGGGTCAATGGAATAAATCGGGTAGTCAGCCATGTCTTATCCGTTCGATTGACGGGTCGGGAGTGCCGAGACGTCCAGGCGCTGTTGACGTTCCGCGTAGAACACGTTGACCGTGAGGCTGTTCAACGAGTTGTAGCGAATCGGCAGCTCTGAGATCGTGTTCGGCGGATCACCCGAAGGCGTAATTGAACCATTGTCCGTGAAGGTCAAGGTGGTCGCCGGCACTTCAGCCAGCAAGCCGATACCGCCCGCCGAACGACCCCAGATCTTGTAGTTGGCTGCGTTCGCAACCGCCGGCCAATCAAGCTGGATGCCATACGCAGCCAGCCCGGTTTTGATCTGCGGGAACGTCCAGTTCGACGGCGGCCCTTCTTCGCCGGTGGTCAGGATGGTTGAGACCGAGTACGCATACACCAACGGGCCCAACGAACCGCCACCCGGCAGCAACGTAAAGGTGATCTGCGGCGATTGCGGCGCTGTGACAATCATCGGCCCGGTCGGCAGATTGACGATAACATACGACACGGCACCCGGGTTCGCTGCCTTGATAACGTCTTCAATGTCCGACTCGTACAGGTTGGTCATCAGCAGGCCCGGACGTGGCGCGAACAACTGGGTGAGCCCGTTGACCGCGTTCGTCTTGACCGTGTTCAGCACCGCCGAGTTGAAGCAGAAGATGTCCACCGATACGTCACGCGGCATTTCTTCGGGATCGACCCACAGGAAGTACGGTGCGTACATCGTCACCGTCTGCATGTAGTCAGTGAAGTCCTTCTTCTGTTGCTGCGTCCACGGTGAGGTGGTCAGGCCAGCAACGCGAATCACGTTCATCCACTTCAGCGCCTGCGGATTGATCTCGCGTTGCGCTTGCGTGACTGCGTCCACGATGCCCGGATAGGTAGCCACTGTTGCCAGGTACTGCGACTTGGTCACCGCCGAACTGAAGGTGCCGAAGCCACCGGAGGCCACATTCTTGTAGGCCTGAATCGGGGTATCGTTGGCGCCGCCGGTCGGGTTGGCTGTAGACGTACCAGTGATCGACGAGAAGCCCGAGATCGACACCGACTTGTTCAGCGTGGTCAGGTTGTTGCCCGCCGCGCCCGTGGTGATCGGATACGTGACAACCACCAGGTCGTTCTGGCCGGGGATCGTTCCGAACTGACCCGACTGACCACCGAGGTTACCGAACTGCGCGCACAGCCGTCCGTCCGGCAACGTGATGTCCGCCCAACCAGGTAGGCCGTCGTAGTTCCACAAGCCGCCAAAGGTCTTCGGAAGGATGGTGCCGTTCAGCTGAATCTGCACATCGCGGTCGGAGATCGTGAAGTCGCTCTCTTCCGACAGGAATGCCTGCAGCGGCGTGCCCAACCCGTACATGACATACTGCACGATGTTGCCCTGGAACAGCGTCACGGCTGTCGGCTCGTTAGCCAGCAGGGTGATAACGTCGCGGTTGAAGAAGTAACCGCCGCCGCAGTTGAACTGCGTGAGCACCGGCAACGTCACATCGAACGGCGAGGTCAGGGTGGCTGTCATCTGCGCCGGCAGGTAACGGGCCATGCGCAAGCCCTGCATCTGCACGGCCGAACGCACAGCGTCATCCGACTGCGCCGTCTCCGGAAACGCATCTTCGTAGACGCGATTCAGTCGACCCTGCATGAAGGTGCCGACCGATGCAGCCAACTGAATGAGGGTCGCCGACGTCTTGACCGTCAGGTTACCTTTCCAGGTCTGCGTTGAATTGAGCCAGGTCTGAAACTGATTCACGAACTGATCGAAGTCAACGGTCAGGTCGGATAGCACCAGCGTGTTGTTGGTTGTAGCCATTATTGAGTCACCGGAACGTTGAATGACATGGACTGCGGTGTGCCCGTGAGCGACCAGGTGAAGGCAATACGCACGCGATAGCCGGGGATATTCAGGTCCGGCGTCACGAAGGTATTCGAGTAGTCAAGCACGATGCGTGGCTCCCAGCGTGCAATCGACTGAATCATGCCGATCTGCATCTTCTGCGACGTGTTATCGTCAATCGGCTCTTGCAGGAACTGATACCACAGCGAACCGAACTCAGGCTGGAAGGTACGACCACGCGCACCAATCGGGCAGTTGAACAGATTGAACAACGAGCAGTACTGAATCGACTGCACGTCCGGCAGCTGATCCGGCAGGCTGTTGACGGTGAATAACGGGTTCACGTCGACCCATAGCGCGTTGTTCAGGTTTGTTTGAAACGGGGTAAGCGCTGGCATGGCGAGCTCCTTTACCGATGAAATTCACAGCTCGCTAGGGAATGATGTGCCCAACGTTGACGTTGCTCGGGAAGTTCTTGATGGTGTCGCTGAGGCCGGTACCCAGAATGCCGCCGAAGCCCCCGCCACCAATAGAGTCCTGACCGGTGGTCATGAACTTCATGGCATAGTTGGTCTCGATCATATGGCGCAGCGAAGTCGCCAACCCGGTAGCCATCTGATCCTTGATTGCCGAGAACATCGAGCCGCCGAAGGAGGCTATCGGACCGCCGAAGGACGAACCCAAGGACGATTCTACATTCGACAGCGCGCTATTCAGTGCGTTAGCCAAATCCACCGACGGTGTGCTCAGCAGGTTGGTAACCACGGACGTGCTGTTGCTGATGAACTGCTCAGCGCCTTGCGTCATGTTAGTCAACATGCCCGAGAACTGATTCAGCAGCGGCAATGGATTCACCGCATCAATCGCACCACGCAGTTCATTCAGCGAGTACTGCGAGAGCGAGATGTTCATGATGGTACCCAACGACGGAATACCAAGCGAGGTGATGAACGGGCCAACACACGGCGCGTCGCCACCAGAGATACCCGGAAGGCTGGAAGCCGCACTTGTCACGGCAGACGCCAACGCATCCGACATGGGCAACTGAGTCGGGACGATGTTGGTGCCGATGTTGGTAAACACCTTCACCATGTCCGTCATGTGGCCAATCATGCCGGTCAACGGCGCCAACCCACCGACTGCGGAGGCGGCACTGGTGAGGCTTTCAAACTGCGAGGTCAACGTCTTGAGACCTGATATAGCGCCATCAAACGGGTTGTTGAACAGGCCGCCGCCATTCGAGATGGACAGCACGTTGTTGAAGAACCCGGCATCCACACCCGGCGGGCGCATGATGCTCAGCTGCTTCGAGATTACGTCAGTGGGGAGGCTTAGTGGGGGAAGGGTAAACGGAAAGGACATTCTAATCTCCAGCGTATGTATCAGGTGAACCACCGATGATGACAGCGCCGCACGACAGCAGATCACCCTGACGTGCGACACGTAGACCGTTGGCGTAGACCGTTGCGGACCCTTGAATGATCTGCACGATGCCATGCTGCGGACACATGGCCTGGTCGGTCTGACGCGCCACGCGCATGCCGTTGGCGTAGACGTCCGGGCTGCCGGTAATGATTTGGCCGCCGTGTGAATGCAGGTCACCCTGCCGCGCTACGTTGACGCCCATGTTAGATCACCGGTACAGTGTTGAACGTTATCAGCGGCGCTTGCATGTCGATCCGCGTCTGACTGGTAATCGACATGTCGCCCATAGACAGGACCGTCATCTTCTTTTCAACGGTCAGTGACTCATTGCCCTGAATGACGGTGACCCGGTCGCCTTGCGCATCATAGGCCACGGTATCACCCGACGAGTGGGTAAACGTCCAGGTGCCGGCGGCCATGTCGACCACAAGCTGGTTGCCAGACGGATCGCGAAAGCCCCACAGCAGCGGCCCGTTAAAGGTGCTGTTGGCATCGGGTGCGACCTGCATCGGCTCATACACCGGGTTGTGCTCGTCACCGTGCTGCAGCGTCACACGAATCTTGGAACCGATCTGAGGGTAACCGTAGACACCGAAAGGCCCCTTGGCACTCGTGCCGTAACCAAACGGCGATTCATGCTTGCGGCCGATCCACGGCACCTCGCCGCTTTCGCTGTTGTACAAACCGGGGATGTTGGCTTGCACCCGGCCGATATCCAACGGGTCGTTGTTGGCAATGACGGTGCCAATCAACTCCTTGCCTTCGTAATCTTCGACCGCATCAAGCGTCTCGTTGTTTGTGCTGAATCCCATGGCTTAACCCGTGGTATAGTTGGCGTTGGTACCGTGGCGCGTGCCGACAATCTTCTCGCCGTACTGCGTACCCTGAATCAGAATCGACCGTGCGGCCACCGTGTAGTCGCCGGAGTTGGCGATGTCCTTGCGGTCGTTCTCGTCCACCGATGAGAACGTGTAGGTCTTCAGCAGATCGAGCGTGGTCGGCTGCGGCATCAGGAACTCGACGTCCAGGTTATACAGATTGGCGTAGCGGCGATTCTGATACTTCGCGCGTTGATACATCTCGTGCGTGTTGCCCACATCAATCGGCGCGTAGCTAATCATGCCGCGACCAGCCGCGTTCTTCATGGTCGTATTGAACAACGGCGACCGTGAATCCGGGGTGAATGCCAACGTGGCATGTTCCGTTTGTGCGGTAGCGCCGGCCATCGACTGATCGAAGTGCGAGTAGTTGTAACCCGTCACCTTGTTGTTCAGGCCCGAGGCCGCAGTTGCCGACGCGTCCATGCAGGTATAGGCGCCATCGACCAACTGATTGGCGACCACCACAAGCTGCGCCGTCGGCAGGTTGTTGGCGTCCTTGTAGAGCAACGTGCCGTTCAGATCAACGCAGGCTACCATGTACGATTTATCGTTGATGAAACCGTGCGCGGCCACGCGGCGGGTGAACTCGCCATAGGTACGATTGCGCTGCATCCACAACTGCGTGTCCGAGGTCGAGGTGCCTGAATACTTCAACCCGCACGCCTGCGCGACCTGCTGCAGCACATCGTTGGAAGCACCGCGATAGCCAGCCAACGACGTGCCGGCCCAGTACAACGGTGCATCCCAGTAACCATCGAACTGATACACATAGCACGCACCGTTGTAGTCGCGTCGGTGATCGAACTTGCGGAAGTTATAGGTCACGGTTGGGGCGCCGTAGCCTTTGATCGCCACGCGAATCGGAATCGCGTCCTGCAACTCGAGCTTGTCCAGTGCATGCGTCTGATCGGTCAGGCCGATGTGAATCTGCGGCAGTATCGCCTTCGTGGTCGACCCGATGTGCAGGAAGTCAATCACGTTGTTGGTGTCGAGCGGGTACTCCTGGTCGTTGATGTACAGTGACACCTCGACCCGGTTAGACAGTGTGTAGCTCATACAAACCCTCAGATCGTCATGGTCTGCGTCTGGTTGTTCTGTTGCTGCGACAGGTAGGCAATCACGTCCGACTTCAATGGCACGTTCAATACCATACCAACGCAGATATCGTTCAGCGCGTCCTGCAAGCCGTTATAGGCGAGGATCATTTCCCACAGCGAGGTATCGCCGTACAGATCATACGCCAGGCCCGGCAGGTTGGCCATGTACTTCGCGTCAATCGTGATCTGACGCGACACTGGCAACGCAAAGCGAATGTTCTTGTAGGCCGACTTTGCTACCGAATAGCTCGCGCCAGTGTTGTCGACCGGCGTGTAGCGCGTGTAGTTGTAGTCGCCTGTGTAACCATCGACTGCCATGTTAGCCTCCCAGCAGGCCGGACACGCCCGACACTGCAGAATTGAAGATGCCCGTTGGCGACGGCAGGTTCAGGCCCGGAATGATGCCCGTGTTACCGGACGAAGCTGACTGCTGACCAAGCGGGTTCAGGAAGATGTTTTCGAGGTCGTCCTTGGTAATCATGAACAGCGGCTTGAACTGTACCGACACCTCCACGTAGTGCGGCCAGCCCGTGGCGTAGTCGAAGTCGGACGCGAACGTCTGCTGCACGTTCGTAATCACCACCGAATCGAAATACATGTAGTTGCCGATCTTGATGGTGATGTTGTTTTTCAGCTTCGACTTCCAATACGAACCGCGGGTCATGTCTGACGGGCTGGTCGTCGAAGGTGTCAAAGCCTTCGACTGCGCGTTGGTCGAGGCTGACAGCATGTTGGTCAGCTGACCCGCCTTGGCACCGACGAAGGTACCGGCCGACTGCAGAAACGACGAGACGATATTGTTGCCGCCAGTGATAGCCGACAATGAGGCACCCAGGTTGCTGCCGGTATCGGTCAACACCTGCGCGACGTTCTGTGCCGACAGATCCAGCGACGGCCCCGGTGACGTCATGACACCCGTAGTCGGATTGGTGCCGGGCGTTGCCAGCTTCAACAGATTCAGAATCGGCAGACGCACGTCGGTCAACGGATCCGTCTCAGTGGCGAACTCGAGCTTCAACGACAACTGTGATTCCTGCGAGCCGGTCCACAACTGCGCGGTCAATACCTGCATGGTCGCGCGATAACCGACGGCCGCCAGAATGTTGGTGACCGCCCCGCTACCCGTCAAACCTTTCGCATACGGCGCTTCGTAGGTCGAGGACGCATCGTACATGAAGGTATCGGGCATTGGCGCCTGCACCGAGATGGCTGGCGACGTCGTGCCACTGCCACCGAACTGCTGAATCGTTACCAGGTAATCTGTGTTTGCCATGATCCTTTACCTCACAGCGACCAGCGTCTTGCCTGGCCCTTTGATGATGTTTCGTGGTTGCTGCGCAGCGACCGGACCAGCTTGCGGTGGTACTGCGGCGGCTGCCTGCGGGGCTTGCGGTGTTGCTTCAGCCGGCTTCGTTGCAGGAATCGGCTTGTCGGTTACCTGTTGCCCGTTCTGCACAGAAGTCGTCTTGGTGTTGACCGCATTCAACACGCCTTGCAGACGCGGGAATTGCGAGATCAACTTGGTACCGTAATTCGGGTCGGTGGCGTACACGCCAGTCAGTGCATTGGCAAACGCGGCCGGGTCGTTCAGGTGCGTGCGTGCGTTTGCATACGGACGTCCATTAGCCAACAGACGACCGTGCGCCTCGAATGCTTCGTCCAACGACGAGAAGGCCCGGAAGCGCTGCACCACGCGAACGTCCTTGCCACCGACGTGCTCCGTAGTCCACGCTTCGACATATGGATCGCCGTTGCGTGCCTTGATACCGAACGGGTTGTTCGAGCCTGCTGGCATGTGCTTGCCACCACCCGACTCGAGATTGAACTGGGCCAACGACACCACAGCTGGAATGCCGGTTCGATCTTCCGATACCTGCGCAGCGCGCGCTGCTTCTTCCAGAGAGATGTTACCGCCGGTGTAGGGCTTCGGCTGAATCGGCGTGCCCGGTGCCTGCGCGGGTGCTCCTGCGATCTCAGGCTGACCTGCAGCACGCGGATACGCAGCTCCACTTTGCGGCAGGAAATCTTCGAAGCGCGACGGGAACAACGCAGTCGAGTCGTCCAGCATCGGCTGACCCGATACCGCAGCCTTGTGCGCTTCAGAGACGTTCGGATTACCCTTGTCCAGCAGCTTGTTAATCAGCCACCAGCCAACACCGACTGCACCTAACGAAGCCAGCGCGGCTAGTCCAATCGGATTGAGGAAGATGGCGCCGGCTGCCATCAGTACGGGTTCAATCACCCATGAGATGAACAACCGGCCCATGCCCCACAGCACATCCTCGGCAATGAAGGCCAAGGCATCGAACAGCCAACCGGCAACGACGCGCAGGCCGAACAATCCGATCTCCTTGGCACCGGACAACGCTACACGTGCAAAGGCTTCCAATGCTTCGTGGTCGTTATCCTTCTTCTTCGACTTGCGCTTCTCGTCTCGCGCAACTTCGACCGCGGCTGCTTGCTCCAGCTTGCGGCGCAGCTCGCGCTGCCGGTGCATCCGTTCGATCTGACCTTGAATCGAATAGAACAACGCGTCAGCCGTCTCTGCTGCAGGGACGATGGCGTAGTCAATGATGTTCTGAAGGGACTGAAACCCTGTCCCTTCGTGATGTACCTCCGTGTCGATGCGATTCGAACGCGAAGGTACCAGGGTCATCGCATCGGTTATGGATTGCATTACATCAACATCCCGAGGTTGGTGATAGCCAACGAATCGCTGATGCCGGACAGGGTCGGAATCGAACCCAGCCCGATGGAACCAGACTTCGTCGGCGCTGTTGGACGCGCACCGTTAGCCGTTGCAGCACCGCCGCCGGCCGGGGCAGCAGGAGCTGTTGCAGGCACCGTCTTGTAACTGACCGGCGAGCCATTCTGCACCGATACCGTCTTGCCGCCCACATTGGTCGTATTGCCACCGACGTTCGTGGTCGAGCTGTTGCCCGGTACCGAGGTAGCGGTGCCAATCGGCTGACCGTCGGGCCCGTAATGCGCAATCGAGCCATCGGCACCACCAACCGAGATCGGCGCAGACGAAGCGGTACCACCTGAGCTGTCAGCACCACCGTCCATGCGAAAGCCGAAGTGCTTGCCGAGGAAGTTGTTGACCGTTGACTGCCACGACGCATGGCCGGTGTCACCCTGAGCTTGCACCTTGGATGGATCAGCGGTGCCACCCGAATGGAACGGATCGGGCAATGCCTTGGCTGCCTCCAGCTTGGATGCCTGCGAGGCCGGGATAACCGCACCGCCCTGATCCTTCAGGTCGTCCACATTGTCGGTGACTTTTGGCTTCCCTAGCCCGATCTTGTCGAGCACCCAGTCAACCATGTCGCCGGCCTTGCGCCACAGCCAATCCAACGTGCTGCCCAGGACGTCCTTGATATGCTCCCAGGTCAACACCTCCTTGACCTTCTTGGAGATCGCCTCGAACAAGCCCGGATCGGTCATAGCTGCCAGCAAGGCCAGTGCCGCCGCTTCCCACCAATCGCCACCGCTGTCTTCGTCCTTATCCTTCTTCTTGTCGCCCATGAACGAACGCATCTTGCGGAAGAAGCCGGTTTGCTCTTCGTCCTCGTCTTCCTTCGCGTCGGCAGCGTCGCGCTCGATGTCCTGCAGCGCTTCGGTGATACGTTCGTGGAAGCCCGTCTGTTGCTCGGCTGCGGTGATGATGGCCGCGTCTGCCTTGTGCGACAACGACACCACTGGCGAGGTCGACGTCTCACCATGGGCAGTTGCACCCTCAGGGCCCGGCAGCAATGGCGTGGCATACTTGGCCACCACAGACATCAGACCCGACTGCTCGGCTGCAGGTGGTGGGCCGCCGCTGGACATGTCGTTGAGCGCCTTGAGATCCTTTACGGCCTCATGCGTACCCGGGTCAACGTCCACGACTTCCCAATCACCCTTGGGCCCTTCAATCGCCAGACGCGACGAGCGATGACCAAACGGTGAACCACCAGGCCCAGCCGAACGCTCGCGGGCAGCCTGCACCGACGCCGCGACTTCCTTCAGCGTATGGCGGAACGTATCAGCGATCTTCTCGAGCAGTCCTTCCTCGCGTTCCTTCCAGACCTTGTCGTCTGCCTTCGCAGTGACTTCGCGATTCAGGTCAAACAAGGAGATCATGTCGTCCACAGACGGCGCATCATTGCCGTCTATGTGCTCGCGGAAGCGATCGAATTGACTCGACAGCTCCGACTTGAAACGATCATCCTGCTCGTACAGCTCAATCAGAATCGTGTCATGAATGTCCTGCACCAGCGCCGGCACTTCCTTCGCCATCTGCCGCGCGAATGCGGCTTCGAAGAGAGCGCTGAACGCCTCGGCAGTCAACGGCGCTTTGCCTTTCGAGACACGACGTTCGTTTAAAGCCTTGACCGCGGCCTTTGCCGATTGCTCAGCCGCGGTCACGCCTTCGTCAAACACCTCCTGGGCCAGACGCGACATCTGGCCCATTGCGTTGGACACCTTGGCCGTATCAGCCGCGGTGCCCTTGCCGGAGATGATTGACTTCAGTGAGGCGTCGCTGGATGACTGCAACGCTGCCCACTTTTTTCTTTCATACTCAGATCTGAACTTCATGGCTTAACCTCCGAAGCCGGTCACATGCGACCAGCTACGTCCGGCACGTAGATCGCGTATGGTTGTCTCATGCACGGCGTATAGCTGACCGATGTGCCGGTTGCCTATTCCGCTATGAATCAACTTCGCAATCTTGCGGACATTGGATTCGGTCAAAACAGCACGCCCGTGTTTCGAACCACGAGACGCACGGTCACGTTCCGTACGATCATCCACGTTATCCTGTGGCGTACCCCACCGCAGGTTCTTATAGAATGCGTTGGCAGGGTTATCGTCCTTGTGTAGAACCCACGTCTTCTCGGGCGAGGACTGCTTGATGAAAGCCTTGGCCACTAACCGGTGTACCAGCTCGACCTTGGCTACCCCTTCATTACGTAGTTCAACTTGGAGGTAGCCAAAACCCGTAACCGCATTTTTCAGGATGCGTTCAGGATAGTGCCGGGTGGTAAAGCGTCCCCGGCGATCGGTGAAGGTAACGGTATGGGCAAGGAATTTAACGCGACCGTGATCGGATACCTCGTGCAGAGGGTACCCGTCAACAGGACGCCAACGTTCTTTGCTCATAGGTTATCCATGAAACTGCAGACCTTGTTCGGCAGCCTTGCGTCGATCTTCCCGCTTACGGAAGGCCTTGTCGCTCAAATACATGAACTCCTTGACCTCCATGTCATTCGGCACGGGTATTCCGAACTCGTCAGCTATGAGAGCCTTGCGGTCGTATACCTCGCGCATCGTGTTAAGCGGAAAGAAACGAGTGCGCGTCGAGGGTCATTCTCGTGACCCTGGACGCGCCGCACTCCTTGCATCGAACGTTAATCTTTTCCTTGACGCCGTAGCTGTCGCAGATCTTTTCAAACTTCGTGATCGTATCGGTCTGATCCGCCGAGAAGACCTTGAGCGCTTCAACGCGCTCGTTGAAGTCGAGGTCGTACTCGCGGTGTCGGATGAACGACGCACGGCGCGCCAACCACTGGAACTCAGGGTCGCGCAACTGCGGGTGTTCCAGGAACGACAGTGTGTCCACCATCGTAGCCGGATGCAGCACGAACTCGCAGTCGTCGCCGAGGTTGAACTGGGTCATATCAGGAATGACATCCAGGTTGGTGATCTGCAGCTGCGACTTGGTCACCAACTCCTGCACCTTCAACGACTCCTTCTGCTTCAACCCTTGTTGCACCCATTCCATGTGCTCCGGGTTCATACACACGGTGGTATGCAGGTACGAGCCCTTGCTGAACGAGTGCATCTTCAGCCAGTACAACACGTAGTAGAAGTCGGGCACCGTCAGCATGTGCGCGATGGAAACACCCGGCGCTACAGACGGCGACGACAGCACCGACGACACGGCTTCGACCATCGGCAACAGCGACTGCTCTTCGTGCGCGCGGCTCAGCTTCGCCAGCTGGAATGCCACGAACGGACGCACATACAGTTCCTTGAAATCGTAGAACGCGTAGCGCGACGGCAGGTCAACCACCGACGAGACACCGTCACTCACAGAAGCAGTGAACCCCGGCGGCGTGTTCGGAATTGTCGGAACACCGCGAAAGGGATCCTCCTGAGGGGCCATTTGCTGCGTGGCTTGCGGCTGCGGAAAGCCCGGCGGGATTGCGCCGACCGGTTGTTGTTGCGGCCTGCGTGGTTGTTGCTGACGCTCCTGCTGCACGCGTTGTTGCTCTTCCTGCTGCACGCGTTGTTGCTGTGCATTGTGGCGGGCTGCCACGCGACCTTGCGGCAATGTGCCGTTCAGGCTTTGCGGCGCTGCCTGCTGTTGATTGCCAAACGGATACGCGGCGGCTGCGGCCTGCTCACGCGTGACACCTTCCGGCTGTTGCTCAGGCATAACGGGTTGTGCGAAGGCTGTCGGTTGGCGACGACCGTTGGCATCGGGCTTCGCAGGTGCGGCTGCTGCAGCCATGCGTTGCTGAGCCAGCTGCTCGAGCGCCTGTTGACGTTCGGCGGGGAACTCGAAGGCCGAATGCGAATGCACCGTGCGCTCCATGCCGCTGTCCACGACTGTGGTGCCGACGGCAGCCTGAGTCAGATTTGGACGGTTGGGATCCATGTGTTACTCCTTGGGAAGGGTTAGAACTTGGCCAATAGACCGCCGGCCACCGCGGGAAACGAGCTGGGGTTTGTCACGACCTGAGCGATCGTTTGTGTTGCCCCAACAGGAATCTGAGTTACGAAAACATCGCCGACCGAGAAATTCACTTCATGTCGTATGCGGGTCGATGTGCCTGAGTCGAGTTGATAGGCGTCAATGTTGACGGGCCAACACTCGGTGTACTCGATGCTGAGGACCTGTTGATAGGTCACGTCGAGAATGTAAATCTGAATCGGTAACTTGTACTGCGCAGGACGGCCCCAACCACCGGCGCCTTTCGCTGCCTGCTGTACGGTGAACGGTTTGAGGATCGCAGACTGCCAGGTGTACAGGTAGTTGAGTGCGACGTTTGCCGAATCCGCGTAGATGCCCAGCCGCAGATTATCTACAGAATATTTACTGGGGTAGTGTCGGCTGCGTCCTTCACGAAAGATCGAACGCGATTCGAAGTTACGCGAAGGCAACGTCGCTTCTTCGACGTAGAACCACGGCAGCTGTGCTGCACCGGTCAACGCGCTACCGGCGGCCTGACCAAGCGCCTTCGATGCCAATGCGTTAACGCCCGACTGCAGAGCACCGCCAACGGCGCCGAGGATGCCGGAGCCTTGCGATTGATTCGGGGTGACCATTGGCATCTGGGCGAACCAGCAAAACGACAACAGTGGGTCGCTGCGTTGTTGCGCGCCCTGCAGAATGTTGTTCGGATCGACGGGGCTCTGCGACCACGATGCGATGGTGCCTGGTGCACTCAAAGATGCACCCTGACTTTGGATGGCAAACGAGATACCGTTCGCGCCAATGCTTGCTACTGAATCAAGGAGGGACATAATTGGCGTGCCTGTTTGACGCCGAGGACTAGCTGGTGTTGGAACCTCAGAGAGCCAGCTAAGCTCCTGGGCTAGTTTCGCAAGGAGTTGCCTTGCTTAAAGGAAAAAGCGGACAGCCGGGCACCCGAGAACCCTAGCTGGCTGTCCTGAACCGATGCGCTCCGCACCCCTTCCCATTGGGGTGGGACAAAGCCCCTATGCGTCGCGCGCCGACGGGTTATGTACTGTGAAATTGCCCTGACGCCTACGACCACAAAATGATAAGTGCCGGGTCGACTGGTGAATAACCATTCGGTGCCGGGCGAATCATCTGGATCTTGTCGGGCCGCGGACGACCTTGCGGTGGCAGGTAATAGCCGTCACCCTGTAGGTTGTCATTAACGCGCATGTTCGGGCGCTTGACGCGCACCTGCATATCGCGCTGAATGATATGCCGCGCTGTCTCCGGTACTTCCGGCCACTCTTCACCGGTCTTGTATACCAGCCAGATGCGGGCCAGGTGCAGCAGCGGCACACGCCGCACACCTAGCGCGTCGATCACCTTGTCGGCCTTGTCGCTATCGCTGACGATTACGATTTCTTCGTCGGCGTTGCGCTTGGCCGCCAGGCTGGTTAACGCAATCACGTCCCGCGTGATCTGTGACTCGACCTGCGGCGTGTAGTCCGTCCACTTCATTGCCACGTACTGCTGCCGTACACTCATGATCCTTCTCCCTTCACGCCTTTGGCCAGTTGCTTGGCCTGCTTGAGGGTCAGCGTGAAGACACGGGTCGGCGCGTCCTTGAAGATAAGCCGAATGTCCTTCTCGCTGTGCGAAGGACGAACGCCGAAGCGTTGGCCCTTCTCTACCTGATACGGCTGGCCACGGAACGACAGCGCGACTGGCTTGCTGCCGTTATACGTGTACCATTCGTAGTGCTCTTCACCCTTGACCTTGGCGACCAAGAAGCTGTACATCGTGTGACCTCTCTTAGCGAATGGGCAGGTCCAGGCAACCGGGGATCATCGTGGTACCGAGCTCTTCCTTGTTACGCTGGCGCAGTTGGATACGATAGTTCTTGTCCTTCTGTGCCTGCGAATGGATGCGCGCGATACGCTCGTTTGCCTTAGTGGTTGCGGCCCTCTGATTGTAGACGTACTTCTTACCAGAGCCGCTCTTGTTCACTTCAAACATCTCACCCGACTCGCCAAAGTCGCGCGCAAGCAACGCGCGGTTTTGACGGCCACCAGCTGCAACCGACTGCACGGTCGGACGCGCCTGCGACTTGCGCATGGACGCACGCAGATGCTTGATAGCACTTGCATACGCCTTGTTGTCGTCGCCTTCATCGCCACCCATGACGCCGAAGTCCATGTCGTCATCACCGTCTGCGTCTTCCGACTCGTGCGACGTATTCTTGCCGGTGAACTGCTCCAGTTGGGCACGCAGCTTCGTATCATCGCGCAGATCACGCAGCAACGCTTCCGGATCCATGTTCGCGGCAGCCATCCACATCTTTAACGGCACCGGCACGCCCTTCTCGGAAGCCTTCTCGAGCAGGTCGAACATGTTGTCCTCACCCTTGGCTTCCAGGCTCTTGTGCCAATGGATCTCAGGGATCTTGAGGTTGTTGCGGTTCGAAGCGTTGTACAGGTAGTCGATGATCTTGCCGGTCTGGGCCTTCTTCGACGCATCCTTGTACAGGCCATTCACGACTGCCACCAACGGGAACAGCTTGGTGTAGAAGACGCGATTGGTCAGGTGCATCCGGTACGCGTTCTGCGATTCGAGGAAAGTCGAATACGCGCTTTCGGCTGCGGCATACGACGCATCACCCGACAGGAACGACTCCGAGATGCCCAAGGCACGCAGCTTGTACGGCACCAGGATGTCGGCCATATCGGTCCACTTCCAGAAGTCGCCACCCGGACGCAGATCGGTTGCCTGCACTGCGTTGCGGGTCGACACCCAACCACCCAGCGGATCGAACTCGGCCATCTGGAACTGCGCCACGTATGCGTGCAGCTCTTCAGTCGACGGCGTCCAGGTGTCGTCACCAGCCTGGATGTGCGTCATCGCGCGTTGGCGACGTTGTGCTTCGACCAGGGTGCCGCGGAACAACGTCTTCTCGATCAGATACATCGGAAGGATGCGGTGCAGATACGACACATACGCACGGTCGGTCAAGCTGCGGCGTTGCACGAACAGCGTGGTCACCGGATCCAACTCGAAGGCGCCGGAACGTAGCATCTCGACGAACTGATGCGGCATCGAGTTGATGTACTGTGTGGCATACAGCCCGGCGTTGTTCATGTACTGCTGGGTTGCCTGCGACACCCGCACATTGATGACCGGGTCGGCATTGTAGAACGGTGAGGGGATCACCGCACACTGCAGCGCGTCGTAGATCAACGTGTCCATGAACTGCTTGGTCTTCGGATCGAACACCAGGCTACCGCAGAAGAAACCGTCGACCAGATATGCAGTCGAGATCTGCGGCATCATTTCCATGATGTTCAAGCGCGCCAACGCATCATCGTAAATCTTCAGCTCGTTGTGCTCGAGGCCGCGCAGCTCCCAGGTCGAGAACGGGAACGATGACTGAATGTCGACTGCCGAGCCTGCCGTATTATCGAACAGGTAGATGTCCCGATAGAACAGCGACAGGTTCGAGGTGTCGATCAGCGCAGGGTCAGCCGGGATGATCCCGGTCATCATGTACTGATAGTTCGACTGCCAGAAGCCGTTGACCGACATGCTGTTAGCGGCACCTGAGCCACCACCGAAGAAGCCAACCGACGCGTCAACCTCGGTCTGCTCTTTCATGGTGCGGCGCGATGCGTAGGCAGCCACAGCCTGATCCGGCGACATACCGGAGTTGGCCGTCACGAAGCTGTTGCCCTGCACCCGCGAGACGCGATTTTTGGCAAACATGAATACCTCTAAATGTTTTTGCGACGGCGCTGGTAGCGATTGAACTCGGCGTTGCGGAACGCGGAACGAATCACCACGGAGAACTGCGTCTCGGCGTCTATCTCGCGAGTGTCTGCACGTTGCACGATCTTCATCTTCGATGCCATGAGGAGACCGTCCTGCTTGTAGACCTTCACGAGAATCACGCCAACGCCCTTTGGAATCTTGTCAGCCACCTTGCGATACACCGCCGCGTTCATACAGAAGTAGAAGCGGTTGCTATACTGCAGGTAGTTGTGCCACTTCTTGTCGGCCCTGAAGTCAGCCACCGACGACTTGATCTCCACTATGGTCAGATCGCCACGCATCGATAAGGCCAGCACGTCGGCGCGAAAGCGACCACCTGAGCACAGACCCAGCTCGTGGTTGACCACCATGCACTT